ATGGTAAGCCGTATCTATAAAGAAGGAATCAAATATAAGAAGTGCGGCGTAGTACTGACATGTTTAGAGCCGAAGTCTGGCCATACTTATGACTTGCTTACTGACTTTAAACAAATAGAGAAAAAGGAATGTTTAATGCAGGCTATAGATGGTATTCACATCAAATTTGGAAAGAAAAAGGTTGGTGTCGGGCCATGTTTTGTGCCGGGTCGAAACTGGTCGATGAGTAGGGATAAGTTGAGTAGAAATCCTTTTAAACTTGATGAATTATTAGTAATAAAAAGCTAATATTCAAACTCATAAATTATAAAAGGAATAATAATGAATCATTTCATTAAGCATTAGAAACATCAATTCAAACAGAAAACTGGTATTCAGTATTATTTATTTCGCTTTCTTTACCAGATATTTGTGGGAAAATAGATGAACCTAACAAAAAATCTTCAAAAAAGAGAATGATTAATTGGTTTAATAAATATCTTAAATCTGTTTACACACGCAAAATTGGAGCTGATCAGACGGAATATACCTTTCTAAGTGGTGCAGATTTTTATGCATTAAGATGCGCATATCTTCACGAAGGTAGTGATGAAATAACAGGACAAAATGCACAAGAAACCTTAGAAAAGTTTAAGTTTATTCAACCTAGTTCAAATAATTTCAGCATGCACAGGAATGTAATGAATAAAACACTTCAACTTCAGGTTAGCGAGTTTGGTAAAGAGATTCTGGCAGCTTTAAGGCAATGGACAGAAGACAATAAGAACGATCAAGTTAAACAAGAACAAATCAGCAAACTTTTAAATATTCAAATTCTAGATTTATCTAAAGGTTTTTCTTTTTAAAAAATTAGGGCCCTCATCCGAGGGCTTTTACACAAATACCTACATTCACATTGTTATTGATCGTATGAGCTGTGCTTCCTAAGGATAGCCTAAAAAATTGATGCAGGTATGTGTTTCATGTGTTTAGCCGATGAGAAGAAATAAATTGAATAAAATCCCTTTACTTGAAATGAATTATTGATTATTAATAATTCATTTTTTCTATTTGTATTATGCGCCTAAATAAAGACAATGTAATTAACTCTATCTGTATATTTGCAATGGTAACTGCAATATGTTTTATGTTGATAGTAATGCTCAAATCTTTTTACGGACAAGTGATAGAGATTACGTTTATTAAAGATATATTCTCTATAGGAGCTACGCTGTTTGCAGCTTTAATTGCAATATCACTATTTAATGATTGGAAGGTTCAAGAAACTTTTAATCGAACCCAACGACTCCATGACGAAGGTGTTGATATAATTTTAAAGACAACAAAAAAACTTAACAATTTGAAAGCTCAAATACAGATTAATAAATTACTTTTTACTGAAGGTAAATTATCGGAAGAGCAAATTAAGAAATTAGAAATAGAATTCAACGATCAAGTAAAAGAAACTATTATTTACGTGCAAGATTTAACACATGATATTGGAGTAAAAATTGCATTAGATTACTCAAAAATCATAAGAAATAATGATGAAGAATTAAATTTTGTTTTTAATACATTAATGAATATCAAAGAATTTGTGCAGCATATTGCCCGTGACAGAGGTATCAATGCAAATAATATTTTAAGAGTTCAAAATTTTATTAATGACTTGAATCAAAAAATAGATAAAAAGCTACAAGATCGAAATAACTTAAATAAAAATTCCTAATCATAGAATTTTCAAACTAAGTCTTGCATTTAAATGTTTAACGATCATATGAAATGTGCATCCTAAAATTAGAATGCACAACAAAATACGACACTCATAATGAGATACGATTAGCAATCCAGCCATAGAAAAACTGCTCTTGGCTTGGATTGCGCTCACAAATTTCAATGTAGCGCTGGCCTTGCATGATGTTAAGAACTCGCACTAATACTTTCTCTCCTTCTTTGCCGCGCTTGGCCAGATAAGTCTTAAGTGCATTTAATGTCGCCGGACCATAAATCCCATCTACAGATAAATCTGGCCACCCTGCATTACCATTGTTATTTAGGAGATTTAAAGCTCGTTGTAAAAGAGGTTTTGCAAAGCCGGTACCGCAATTCACACCAGTATCTAAAAGCTCTTCAGCTACAGCAGAAGAAATAGCATTTATCTGATCAAATCGTGGAGCTGTCCAGTACTGCTTCTTGTAAATCGCTTTAGCCACATCAAGCGGCAAATCTTTCATATTGCCCTTAAAACCATTTGTACGTGCCACTGCTTCAGTAATACCGTATTTGGTTGCACCTCCTCGATCGGCAGGATTATTTATGTAGCCGCCTTCTCGTTTAATTAATTCATCAAGATATTGCTCAATATTCATTTCAGTTTCCTTTAGGCAATAAAAAAGCGCCTTTAGGCGCACAGTCAATAAAAAGCCGACCTCAAATAAGTCGGCTTCATAAGTTTTGTTTCATAGCTTTAAAATATATATTTAAAAAAAGTCGTAATAGCAGTCATTGCTCCAGCAACACTACCAATTACTAGGGATATAGCTTTACCCCAAGCCATGATTACAGCAGCTCTACCTGCGTCTTTCTCACTCATTTTACCCTCTATACTTATACCGGGTTTGGTGCTAACATTTTCCTCAGATTGATTCATTAATAGTTAACCCTCCTTAACTGTTAACCAAAACCCTAGTGTTGGCGCACTGGGGTTTTTGCTTTTTGGAATAAAGTACATTTCTTACTTCCCATAGAATTAATAGACGCACTTTACCCCCTTCCGTTTTTTAATATCAGGCGGAAAAACTTCCGTTGACTTTGTTAAAAAATTGTTTCTGTTAGTTGACTCACACTTCATACCCGTTTTCTACCCGTAAAAAAAGAATTACCACCCGAAGGTGGTCGTTTCATAATATTGGTTGTCAATAATTTTTCGTAGTAGTCAGCGACATGCAGTGTCAACAGGTAATTTCTCTCTTATACTTGATACTTCTAAACAAAACCGCCCGAAGGCGGCATTAACTGTTTTCAATGTCTTTTCTGGCTTTTTTAAACTCTTTGATCACTTCAACGATCGTTTTACCTTCCTGCTTATCAATGAAGTTAAAGATCCAACGGACCAAAGCCCAACCGGGTAATCCACATACAAAGAAGAATCCACCAAGTGCAATCATCCCCCATACATCAGTAACCCATTCATGAAGCCCCCACTTCACTATAATGAATGAGCCGCCAGCAAGGCTTGATACAACTGTGCAGATCAAGCCTACACCCCACTCTTGTGGTGAGCGTGGCATTCGTGTCATCAATACAACTGCTGCAACTAAAGCAACCGCTAAAGTCACCATAATTGCTGCACCATAAAATTTTAAAATTGCTGTTAAACCGCTAGTTGAAACAGGTTCCATGCCGCCTTACTCCAGATTTTTGGCAATAAAAAAACCGCTAACTGCGGCCATAATTCTTTTTTAAATTTATAACGCTTGTGCATAACGCCACATTTCATCAATTTCATCATTAGAAATGTTCAAAAGTGGAAGCATATATTTGACTGAATCATTTGTGCGTTCAAACTTTTCAGATTCGTTATATTCGATCTGGACTCGTGTTTTTAGCGCAGGATCTTCAATGTCAGCTATAGCCTGTTCAACTTTTTCTAAAAGCTGGTACTGAAGAAGAGCAAGCTTAAATTGGCGCCTTGTAAGTGGTTTAAACTCAGCAAGACGTAGCTGCTCTTTTTCTTCATCAGAAAGATAATTTTGCGGATTTAAATGACGATCAACTTCTTCAGCTGTCATTTCAATTAAATCGTCTTCTAAAGCAAAGACTTCACTCGTTTTTGTGTTTCTAAAATATTTCATCGTAATTCACTCCAATATAACGGCTGTATTGCACTACTTGCACTAATTTTGTATGTGCTACCCGCAGGGACAATAAAAGAATAGAAGCCAGATCCATAGTTGGGCCCCGCCGCATCATACGTGTGTTTAAAAATGCTAACTCCATCCACAATTGCTTCAATAACCATTGTTGCACTATTAGTGTCTGGAAAAGTGAGACATAACTGGATGGGCCGACCTGTGGAATTTAAATAAGTTGTTTCTAACGATCGATTAGCTTTTACATCTTGCCAAGTCTGACCAATGCCTATCGCATTATTTGAAGTAGTATTAATCGAAATATTTCCAGAACCATCAAAGTTAGCTGCTCCAGAAATTGCACCAGTTAATGCAATATTTCTAGCAATCTGAAGCTTTGTCGCAGTAGCTGCATTACCAGTAATATTAGAATCTGTATATGCAAGCTCTTTTTTGGTCAATAATTCGATTGTTCCATCACTGCGTTCAACACAAGTCATTACCCTTGTTTTACCTGACACGGGATCACTTGCAATAATAAAAGTCCCACCAGTAGATAGAGATGAGACTAACCCGACAGAATATTGAGGGAAAAATTTACCCTGACCATCGTCAAAAAATGCCGTAGATTTATTGCTATAGTGATGAATAAACTCTTGATCTGATGTAAAACCTGTCCATTCTATTTCAAGTTTATCAGCAGCTACTGCCGTAGCACTTTTATCAAGTTTATTATCTTGTAAAGCTTTCCCCTGTTTTGCAGTTAAAGCCTTATTTGCATCATCAGTTTGTAAATCATCAGCAAGTTGTACAACACCACTTTGATTTGTTGATGCTGCTCGAATATTTTGCTGAGATATGCCTGTGATTTGGCCTTTGTCATTAACTGTAATTGATGGTATCTGAATCGTTGATGCATACGTTCCAGCAACTACCCCACTATTCGCAAGTGTCAAAATACATGTTGAATTGCTAGAACCATCATAATTAAACGCGCCTGTTGCTGCACCTGAAAAGCTCACGGTTCGCGCGGTGGCAAGCTTTGATGCTGTAGCTGCATTGCCTTCTAACTGGGCTGCAACAAGCTTTCCGGCAGTTCTAATATCACCTTGCGAATAAATCCCATTCACTGGAACTAAATTACTTAGACTAAAGGTACTTGATACTAACAAACCACCAGTTAATACCCGTTGGCCATATTGTTCAGCTTCATCAGTAAACCAAATATCACTATTACTACGGATTTTACTGATATATGTAATCCCACTAACCCGTAAATCCCCTGTGACAGTTCCGCCCGAAAGTGGCAACTTTGAATCGTCCCGAGTTCCAACTACACGCCACTCTGTCCATGATGCCGTTGTACCATTCATATTCCATGTCTGGCGCATTGCCATTGTGCCGTTATTAACCCCACTAGCTTGATGAGGATAATATATTTGATGACATGTGCCTCCACTTCTTAAAACAACAAGAACTCCGTAACCATATAAACCTGCTATTGCAACCTCAGCTACAGTATATTTGCCATCATTTATGGCTGCATCTAGCTGTGTTCCATTAGAGATACTTCCGTTTAATCGCAAAGGAGCCTCAATATTAATATCCTGAGTACCATCAAAATTAATACTGTTAATCTTTCTAGCTGTTTGGAGCTTTGTTGCAGTAGCTGCATTACCAGTAATACTAGAATCTGTATATGCAAGCTCTTTTTTATTTAAAAAATCAAGAGCTCCATCATCACGAACTACACAACTAATAATTTTAGTTTTACCGGTAACAACGTCATTACCAATTATTAAAGTTCCACCTCCCTTTAACGATGAGACTAACCCAACAGAATATTGAGCAAAGAACTTGCCGGTTTGATTGTCAAAAAAACTTTTTGGTTTATCTGCGAAGTACTTAATAAAGTCAGTATCATTCTCAAATGACGTTGTTTCAATTTCTAATTTCTTGGCAGCTACTGCCGTAGCAGTTTTATCTAGTTTATTGTCTTGTAAAGCTTTACCCTGTTTTGCAGTTAATGGTTTTTTATCATCACTGCTGGTCAAATTGTCGATGAGCTCATCATGACGAATGTAATCTTCATCAATAATTTGGTTAATAGCTAAACTAAGTTTGTTAAAAAGAAAATTAAACCATTGACGTGCTGGTTTTAAATTAACTGGAAAGCCATCTTCTTGATCTAAACCATCTGTATTTTTTTGCCCGTTTCGGGCAAATTCTGGAAGTTTATCTACTGCCATTTTTACACGCTCTCAATAATAAGTGAAACACCCGCAGGCAATGGAAAAAAGAGTTGAACAAGAATCCGGTCTGAATAAGACTCTCTTGTCAGAAATTTAAAAGTTACCGACATATCTTTGTTATCAATAACTTTGAATTTGTCATGATTGAGAACAAGCTTGAAGATTTCTTTGGTTTGATCAATGTTCCCGGTGCTGGTGTTCTTAAGAATTTTTGCCTTTATCAGACTTCGCAAAAATTGCCCTTTAGGAATTAACCCACCTGTGCCAGATTGGCCTGACTCACGGAAATAACCACCAACATCTGGATCATCCGTTTCACCAAATGTCAGAGCATTCTCTTGGTCAATAAAACCAAAGTATTCAAGCTGCGCTGCACCCGGGATAATTAACGGGGTACCCGTCCAACGTGCTAAAGTTTCCAGATAAGGATCGTCTGCAGAGTCAACATCGTAATGTTTGTGCAAGTTATTCAAAAAATTGAAGCAGTCAACTAACGGGGAATTGACTGCTTCAACCATTGCAACAAACTTTGTTTTAGAACGATGTTGACTGGTGATTAATTTCTTATAATCACCAATCGTTTTATCATCCACTAGTCACCTCAATTTCTATCAACGCAGGATCACAAAAAGCAACACAGCCGAAAGGCAAAATATAGTCACCCAGATGCTCAGCACCGTTGGCCACAATTTTAATGGAAGACACTTCATAAGTTTGGCTCTGCTCTGCGCCATATAAGTTAGCAGCACCATACAACTTGTTTTGAGTAATCTTGTCGCCAATATCCAAAGCATTGACATATTCAGCAAGCAGTTTACAAATTGAGTCCGCTGTATCAGCACTGTATGATTCATATGTTGTGATTTGCAGTTTAAAAGTAATATTGACAACATCTGGTCGATAAAATGAAATTGTCTCAGCGTCACCATAAACATTAACAACAGTCACGTTTGTATTGCCATGCAGCGCACAACCCATTGATTTGTATTTTTGGATTAAGTTTCCAATAGCTTGAGAATCGCCACCATAAACAATCACACATAACGATTTAGGCGGCAGTCCGTTTCCATCGGAGACTGTTTCTTTGTTCTCGAAATACTTGCAACGAGTAACGTTTGGCAGGTCAAGAATAGCCCCCCTTAATCCCTCTGGCATCGACTGAGAAGGTATCGCCACTGATAGTGCCTGTCGCTGTCTAAGCTTCGCATTGGTTTCAGCATCTTGGCCAATAGATGATGAATTTTGATTATTCACACCTTGCCAGCCGCGAGTTGGCGTTAAAATAGTCTTAATGGTATTTGCTGATGCCAATATTGCGCCAGCTTTTTCAGCAGTTGCAGAAACTGTAATGAATCCCGAAGGTGGTATGGTGATATTGAGTGGTAATATCCATTTATTATTATTTTTATCGGCAACAATGCCCGCCCGGATCAGTGTGCCAGACAATCCTGTAATAGTTACATCAACAGTAGAATAGGTCGCTAATGAACGTGCAATACCATTGATTTTAACATTGCGAGTTAATGCATCGGTATTCGCAGTTTTAGGATTAAATGAGTTATAAGTTTTTACGCACACAGCATTCACATCAGAAATCACAAGCGATAAGATGCCTAGAAATTGTCCATCTAAACTATCATTTTCAAGGTAAACATCATTACCATAAATGCTTCTGTATTTATCTTTTAGATATAAAAGAACTTGGTCATAAGTTGGTGCTGTAATTCCGCTTTCATCAATAACGGGTGCAACTGTAGTAAGTGCCATTAATCATACGCCCCTGTTAATGTTGTTTTTCCAAAAACCGTATTCACAATCATTGATACCTTTAAACGGCGTACATCCGAGTCTAGTAAACTTTGAAATGACTCAATACTTACAACGCCATAAGTTTCTAAAACACGTTGGCGCAAAGTTAGCTCATATAAACTCTTGGATTGTTTGCCTAGTATTGCTTGTGACCATCCCGTCCCATCGGATGTATCAGCAAACCACTCGCCAATCCATAGCTTTAAACGTGTGTCAATTGCTTGAGCAATAGCTTCAGCACTATCAATATGAAAATCATTAAGTCCAGAGCCAAAGCTGTAATCACCCATATCATCTTGTTTTCTATAACGCATAAAAAAAGTAGCCTTTCGGCTACCCCTCACAATGTGATAAGATTATTTTGGATTTCCAGTATCAGATCCACCACTTTGAACATCGCCATGTTTATGAGTTTTAAACTCAATACCGTCAATTTTTGCCCCGCCTGATAATTCAGATTTACCCAAAACCGTCATACCACTTTGCATAGTTGATTCACCAGCAACTTGCAAAGTCTGTTGCATCTCGACAGGATGGTGAAACACCGACTTTGTGCCAATAAAATGTATTTCTCCACCTGGCGTGATTTGAATCTTACATGTATTAGCATCATTGCGGATTTCAAGATTTTCCGAAGAGATATCGCTGATCTTTTTGGCTTGAGATTGAGGCTTGAAAAATGCAAAACCATCAGACAAATCGTGTTTACGCATGTCAAAAGGGTTTTGAATACCACCCGATTGCCACCACAAATCAATATTACGGTCTGCAAATGACACCAGACATTCATCACCTTTATTGATTGGATGAGTAATAGTAAAACCACCGGCACATGGAAACATTACCGGCACATCTTGAATGACTGGAAGTTCCACAGTTTCAATATCACCAGATTCTGTGCGAATTGGAATTTTGATGAGCGGCTGGACATTGACGGTTACTTCATCAGGATTATAGCTATCTACTTCACAGGGCAAAGCTGTCCATAGGTTTGCCAATTCAGAGCGAATAGCATCTTGAATAATAGAGAGCTGATCAGGTGAAAGTTCATTAAGACTAAGTGCCATTGATACCCCCTGGTCGCCAATTTTCATCGACCGATTCAATCGTGATTCCAGATTTAGGTACCATAGTATCTATGCCAATGCATACTAGGTAGGTGTACCAGTCATTTCCTCTTGTATCTCCGTAATGTTCAACAGAGCGTATAAGAAAAAGGCCACCTGCATTGGTGGCCATTCTTGGATCTTTTTGAGCTTGGTCAACTTTTTGCCCTCCATAGGAAATATCAAAACTCTCTGTTTGAAGATTAGTCATATCAACCTGAACTCGCCCACCCCATTTCATTTTAGGATTAAGTAAGCATGTAACTTTTAAACCCTCACTAGTGAGTTGCGGCATACCAACCATACCTGTTTTAGCAGTCAGTATTTGAACTGGTACGGGAATGTAACTTGCTACTGGTACCATGCTTAATGTGTCATCTGAGAAGTCTATCAGCATGTTATTTTCTTCATAAAATTGTCTAAGATTCTGCTCAAGCGATCCAAAAAACACACGGCCACGCGGGTATTGTTGTTGCCTCAATTCAACAAGATCACCACTTTCCACACCCTGTTTATTAGCTTCCGTAATCAATATTTTCCCAGAATCATTAATTGTAGTACCTGCTGGTATACATTGATTCACCAAAGCTGTGCTTTTTAGCTTGTCGCCCGATTGGGCAAGAATGCATAACCATGTATCAGTAGGGTTATCACGTCCGCGGCGAAACTGAAATACTCGACCTTTAAATACTACCTCCATTGGCCCAAGTAAATATCCACACTCTAAGATTACAGTGGTGTCGATACGCTCGTTATTCACACCAGCCAAGCGATTCATTGTTGATTCGCTCATATTATAAATATAGAACTCAGCGGCTTTAGGGGTTGATGTTGTTGCCTGACCAACATGAAATACAATCCTAAAGTCAGATAAATCCAATGCATCAGGCTGACCATTGTTAATTTGAACTGTCAATTTGCATTTGCGTTCCCATTGTAATGTCATTCAGGATCCCTCCAATACAATTGGATTTTTGAACCCAAATCATAAAATCCTTGCAACTCATCTTTATTGTTATTGATCACAAACATTGAACCTTTGATTAAGTATTGATGTTGTTCAAGTAAATCAATACCAGAATTCATTGCTAGCCCCGAAATAATTTCATTTTCAGAACTATCCATAATGTCCAAAAACCAAGTATCAATACGATAAATAAGTTGTAGCTTGTAACTGATCTTATTGAGCTGAACGCTAAACTTCTGATTACCAGTACTTAGTGGTATTTCATATAAAGCCATTTCATCCACCAAATATCCCTGTCGCTAATTTGCTTAAAACAGATTCATTCACTTGCTTCGGTTGAACCGTTCCGCCATTTGAGACACCTGCGGTTGCTGCAGGGTTTACCTGATTATCTAAAAGCACAATGGTTTCAGAAGACTGGACTATAAAGACTTTTTTTAGCGTCATTTCAATCATTAAAACATTTTCAGTTTGTAGATCTGTCGTGCAACCCAGTGACTTGATCAGCATATTTGTATAAAGTCGTTTACCAGTCGAAATGACCAATAAGACTTTTGAATCTTGCAGTTGCTGCAATGTTTCATAAATTGTGACAAGACCAGTAGTTTCAGACAAGATCGAATCACCAACCATTCCATTGAGTTTTCCTGCACTTTCAGACCAACCCACTTTTATAGTTACCTCTGGGGGCTCTTTATATGCATGATCAGACATAGGGGAACCTACTTCAGTTGGATGGTCTGTAATTACCAATTCATCTTTATGCTTTTCCTCAATTGTTACATCGGCAAACAACCCCATAATTGTGCGACCACGGCCAGCAAGCAATAATGATCCGACCTTTTCAGTTAGCGGTGATGATGCCAATGTTCCAAGCGCAGTATTTAAAATTGTTGAGATTGCCATTTTTCACCCATTAAAAAACCTCCCAAAGGAGGTCTGAAATTCACTATCACTTAGATACTTACATGCTTCAGTAAGATGAATAAATATGTGCCAGAAAATAAAGGAATTCTGGTTTATTATAAGATAGGTAATTACTAGTCATTTGCATTTGATGCTCCGTTACATAGGAATTTAAAAAATGAAAAAACTAATCCTTCTTACATTTTTGATTAGCAGTGGGGCTTGGGCTGAATTACCTCAACCAAAATCCTCATGTCAAATTCCAGATCTACAAGCGAGATATGCTAGATTGTTTGCAGCAGGGAGTTTTTGCGGAAAAAGCGAAAATTCAACCTATGCAAAAAATCTAAATACCCTTTATTTGCGAGATCAGGACAAGTGCAAAGTAAGTGGAGAAGAAATAGACCCATCAGAAAATCAAGTAAATCAAGCATTCCTAGAAATAGAAAATTTACCAGAAAGAACTAAAAAAGACCTTTGCGCATCAATTGACTCTCAAATTAAATCGTTAATCTAAGCTACCAAACCTTTAGCATTCCTAGCCATAATTACCATTGAATTTTCCTGCTGACGCTTGACGGCGTTGGCAGATTCAACTGGATCTCTAGCACCATTAATCGTCATATCCGTTTTGAATTCTTGATGAATTGTGACATTAGAATTTGATGCCTTAGAGTTAACATTATTGACTTGTGATTTATCAGGATTGCCAACTGATGGAGTTACATTATTGATTGTTGGCACTTTAGCATTTTGCGCAAATTTAGCCAAAGCATCTGATGTTTTTGGTGTTTGCACCTTACCATCATAATTACCGACTTGTTTTTTAATAGCATTCAGATTTTTACGTCTTCGCTGATCATGTGCCCTCCAATCAAACTTTGTCTTGCCCTTATTCACATAATCCTGACCATAAGCCCAAACAATATAATTTTTACCCAATATTGGTGCTGCCTTTTCAGGATCTATGCCTTTATTGGATAAAAACTTGTTTTTGGTTTTACTATAGGTTTTCTTGGTTTCAATTTCATGCTTTGCAAATTCCGCCATCGCATTTAATGATTTTTGCTCTCGCTTAATTTCACCTTTGCTATCTATCTGCCCTTTGTCTTTCAAAAATTTAACAAGTTCTTTTTTTCGTGCACCTTGCCAGCTAAAAAAACCAAGATTAGTTTTAGCGTTACCTAAATCAGTATGCGTGCCAAACATTGTATTTAGATTGTACTCATTTTCTCGCCCAACCTCTGCTGTCAAGGCTAAGGCTTGATTTTTGGAAAAACCCGCATTGATAAATGCATTATAAACAGCAAGTCTGTTGCTATTTTTGTCTTTTCCAATTTGAGGTCTACCAACAGCAAAACTCTCCCTCACTGTCTGATCAACCGACTTACCAACATTCACCACGGCTTCAACACCTTTTTGGGTAATAGCTCTAACACTCTCAGCCAGTGCGGTAACAGTGGTTGTGCCAACATCAAGAACCTTACCAACAATATTATTAACACCATCAACAATGTTTTTACTGACTTCATTTATCGTTTTAACTGGCTGACTTGGCTCCCCACTATCTTTTGTTTTTAAAGTATCTTTTGCCGAATCTACAACTTCATTTACGGCCTCAACTGGATCTGAAATGATTTTTTGAACAAAGTTGACCACCTTGTCTTTAACATCACCAAGTAAGTTAAGGAAACTGCGAATTTTATCCATAATACGATCAATACTTTTTGACCACTTAGCCCATGGTAAAAATGAATCAGCTCCGCTTTTCCACTTATTAAAGTCTTTGATCAACCATCCGATAGCAGTAGTGAGTAGACCAATTAAAGCAATGGCCCGGCCAATAGGGGTGAGTGCAAATACTTTAAATAAAGCGCGTAATACCTTTGCCAAACCCAAAGCTGATTTTCTGGCCATGGTGAAATATTTAATACCAAAACCATGCTTGGCAATTAAAACACCAATGATAGCCAATCCACTGATTGAACCAATGATTGCTTGTATTGCAGGGTCTAGCCGCCCAAATTCATTAATCACCTTGCTGACAAGTGATGACACCCAATCGTATATAGAACCAAGAATTGCCAACCCTTTATCTATATCTTCAGACCACTTAGACCAATCAATTAAAGACTTACCGCCTTCTCTCCACGTCTTGTAGTCATCATAGAGAAGTGCTAATGCTGTTCCTAAAGCCAGGATCATGCCTAACGGTGATGAAAGAAATGCTAAACGTAGAGCTTTTAGCAGCCAGATCAGATTCTTAATAGTAGGAAGAAATTTCCCCAACAAGCCAAAGACCCTGATCATTCCGCTAAAGGCTAAAGCAACCAAGGTGAATCTTAGACCGATTCCCAACATGTTTTTTATTTCAGGATTCAGTTGGCTAAATGCTTGAATTCCTGATTGGAGCAACTGATTGAGTAACCGTAGTATTGGAATAAGAGCTTTACCAGCCTGCATCACTACCACTTGAAAACCTGTTTTGGTCATCATTGTCAGATCACGATATTCAGTCATGAATTCATTACCTGATTTAGTCAAGTCGTCATTCATGCCGAGTTGCTCTTGAATCTTCTGGTATTTCTCCATATTTGAGAGAAATTTACCATCACGCATTGCAAGCAATGTATTTTGATCTATACCCAATGATTGAGCGTAAGCATTCGCTTGATATGCTGGCATTTGTGCAAGCACAACGCTTAAGTCCTTCATGACTTCTACGCGGTCACGCATGTCACCATTAGCCTGTTTGGTATCCACACCTAAGCTATTGAGCATTCCCTCATAACCAGGGGAATTACGCACCTTCTCAGCTAAGGATTCAAGCGTACCAATTGCACTTTCAGCATTACCACCCATTTGAGTTATGGCATTTCCAAAAGCAGTAATATTGGTCGCACTAGCACCAATACGCTGAGATGAGAAGTAAAGTTTATCCAGCTCACTTGCAGTTTGACGTACTGCAACAACCGCACCAGTAGCCAAGGCAAATAATGCACCTTTTAATGCCACAGCTTTTAATTCAATGCCTTTCATGGCATCTTGCATTTGTCCCAGACCTGTATTGTCAGTCTTAAAACCCAATGCAACCATGAAGTTGCGAATCACACCTTCTTGTGCCATGAAATCACCTGTAATTTTTGCTATTAAGTTTCATTATTCAGTTCTTCACATCACAATGAAATTTGTACGAGTTGTTAAAGTAAAATTAACAACTACTTTGATTTGCGTTCTCGATCTTCATTGATCAGATACTCATTATCAGCAACGACATCTAAAGCATCATTCATCAATGCAATATCAGCAAGATCGATCTTTCCATTTTTCAAAGATTCAAACTTACACATGCCTTTAATGACTGGCCGCATAAGCCAGTCTTCTTGTCCCGGTAAACACTTATAATTTATGTGGACTGTGTCTGAATGCTCGATGCCTTCGTAAGCAGTCCTTGAATAAAATTTGCCATACTGACTCGAATCACAGCGATGACAAGCGGTAAGATTTGCGCCATGTCCAAATCATCAAACATGATTGATTGCCCACGGCATACAATTGCAGATCCACGCTTAACAACCGATAGGCACTTGTGAATAATGTAATTCACATCATCCTCAGGCATCTTTGCAAATGCTTCCATGAATGGTTCTAATGCTTCAGCAAGGGGTTGCAGCCCGGTCAAATCTTTACCGTCAACAGCTTCATCATCTTTACCGTCAACAGCTTCGATAGATTCAATTACCTTTGCAAAATCACCTTTAGCAACTTCGGTTATGATTGGCATCAGGGTTGGGATAATTGGGGCGATTTTTCGTGATACATGAAACTGATCGAGCGCATTTAAGCGTCCGATCGTGTATGCATGCTCACCAATATTGATGATCTCATTCATTAAAAATTAATCCTTTTTCGTTTATTCGTATGTGCCAAGCTTCATATCGAGTTTGATTGAATCAAATACCCACTCAACTAGCGAACCATCTTTGGCATTGGTATAGTCAGGAACTTTTTTAAATGCACATTTGGATGCTGTGTGGTTATCACCAGATCCAGTGTGGTTTAGAGTGATGGTATTTTTGCCCCATTTACGTGTATTACCTTTTTGGGCATTGTAAATGTTCATGAGTTTGGCATTTGATGGTGATGTCTTTAGCAAACGAATAGTGACTTGACCTGAGTTGTCAGCATGCAATGAATGCATCCCCTCACCATCAGCGCCAATTGTCATTGTGTTTTTATCGCCTGCCATAGCGAAAGTAATACCTTCGTCAGCGACACCTGCACCATAACCAAGATCAATGACACCATCATCACTAGTAAAGGAACATTGGGTGTCCATAAAGCTATAAGTAGACATAAATTGCTCCTTAGCGATTTACTGAGACAACAACATCAGCAAAGTGCACCGCACCTGCTAATTTAGCTGCAATTTGAAAAACTGGCGCTTTACGTGCTTCACGCTCTGATTGAGCTTGATCATCTAAACTATTGGCATAGACATAAAAGCCTTTTGGTAGATAGTCGCCAGTGCTCAAAGCTCCAAAGCTGTCACCATTCCATTGACCCTCCCCGAGCAAGCCATTGTTCATACCTTGTTCACATGCACGCTCAAGCACTCCACACTGGCGATTTACACCCGCTGGAGTCTGGGGAATTTTGGTGGTACTGGTGTAATAAAGATTCCAAAGTGAATTTTCTAAATGATTTTGAAACCAATCCAATCCGTGGATTTCATCAATGAATGTGCCATCACACATCACACCTTCTTGTAAAATAGCGGTGTCATTATCATATGAAGCAAAAACATTACAGTGCTTTGCAGTGAGCGCATTAGCTTCTGAAATTTTTAAATCTTCAGGTGTAATGCCGGGTAATTGTTTAAACTTCAACGTGATCGTGGTGTTTGTACCGTTGAAATTCACGCTAAATGCACGACCAAATACTGATGCGGCTGCATAAGCGTTATGGCTTGAGAATATGCATAATGTACGGCGGTATTTTGCATTTGAGAGCTTATAAGCAATATCAGTTGCACTGGTTGATTTAGTTGCATCTTCAATCTGAGTTGTATGACCAAAAAGGCGAACTGGATCAGAGGCTTCGATTAATGCTGCAACTGATAAAACTTGTTCATCGGTTAAATCTGATGCGATCACCAATCCATACCATTTGAGCGAATCCAAACACGCTGTAACTGCTTCTTGAATTGTTTCTGGTGTTTGACCATCTTTGTGCCAATAACCAATATATAAAGTGCGTGGCTTTGGCGATTGTCCAAAATATGCCAATGCTGCTTTATATTCTGGATCATCAACACCATAATTTTTACCAACCTCTTCAATGCTAGAGAACTCTCGCATACGTTCAATGGTATCAATGACACCACTAGTTGAGCCTAAAATCAGTAGAGAGCCAAACGAACGTGGCCCTGCCGCTAATGCAGCAAGACTAATGCTGACATTTACGACATTAGAAACAGGTAAGGTCATGATGACTCCTATTTATTATGAATATCGATTTGGTAACTTTTGAAAGTTTTTACTGCATACGTCCGTTTGGTTTTACGTCTAAATGACGCAACCAAGTCATAACGATGCACATATTGTTTGTTTAGAAAATCAGGGGCAGTGATGATCTCACTACATCCAACGAATTTGATTTTTTGCGCTTTAAGTTGCTCGATGTTTTGCGGAATGCCTAGACCATCCTTAAGGACGTTTGCAATCGATTGCCCGTGGTCGCCATAAAACGATAAAAACAGCGTCAATTCTTCATGTCGAATTGAATCCATTGTTTCGTCTTTTTGGTCGAAATAAGGCCCATCATCAGAAATTATTGACTGTACGGCGAAGGCGCACCAATCCTCACCAATTTCGGGGAATGGTGGTGGAACACGCTGAAAACGTGGCCGAACCATTGCACCTGGTAAAGAAGTAATACCGACAATGAAGGCTTGAAAGATGTCCTCTAGGTCTTGGTCATAAGCAGATCCGCCACTAGGGGGGATATATCCCCCTGAAGCAGAATCACCCATGATTTACCCCAGTGGTTTAAGCTCACAAATTGCTTTTATAAAACCTTGGCCATAATGCAAGTTATTCAAAACCTGAGCTACGATGTAAGTTTTACCCTTCCAAGTAATCTCATCAGCTTTGGTTTTTGCATCGCCCGAAGTTAAAGCGAACTGTGTGTGAATGTTGATAGCGCCTTTAATCAATGTGCCATCCGGTCGGCGGTCCATGTTAAGGCCATTATTTGTAGTAACCACACCATTAAAGGATGTTGAGGTAGTTGTTTCTTGAGATCGCCCATTATTTCCTACGATGACTTCTGTACGCTTACAGATAATGCCTGTGTCCATAAAGTCTGGATCTAAAAGCACGTCTGAAACATCAAGTTGAGCCACGCTTTACCTCCTTTTCCTTTTTCATGATCACGTAAGTAACCGACTTTCTAAGCTCTCCAGTATCAATCAACGGCCGAACCAGGCCTGCTTCAGCTGGACCAGTTTCAAGCTGTTTAAGATACTGTTTAGCACCTTTACGGCCACGCCGTGCACGAGCACGGATTGTGGCCAAAGATAAGGGGGCAAATTCACCATTCACGAAATAAGCACGAACTGAATTCATTGCAATCATTCCAGCGGACTCAAGCAATTTCATCATTCTTTGGCTATTACCATTTAAAGCAGCATCAACCGCTTTAACTAGCTTATCGCCTACCGGTTCTTGAACTTCTTCAACACCCGGCACCAGGAAAGGTCGCTCAGGAATGTTTTGAGAAGGTGAACCGGTTTCCTGAAGGTAACCAATTTGCGCATTGGTTAAGCCATCACCATCGGTTCTAGCTTCCCCATGAGGAATACCTACCAAAACATCCATTTGAGAGAGTTCAGCTACAGCTTGGAAAATGTCAGCAAGACCTTTACCACTTGATTTAACACCGCTACTCATAGTTGGATGCCTCCGGTACCAGCCATCCGCAATAACTGATAAAACTGGACGCCCCAAGTAGTTTGGTTCCAATGGCCAGCATCAGTGATGAGAACACCGGAAACATCCATTGATTTAGCAACACCATCAACGGACTTAGACGTCTCATTACCCACAATTTTGCCGGCATCAGCACCAATACTTGCTGCAGTCATCGTACGCCGATAAAGCGTAAGATAATGAGCTATGAACAGCGTTAAACCGTAATCAAGCATGTCCTCCCAACGTTCCTCGCGAAGTAACTTTTTCCCGAGGTTTAAATAGAAATTAAACTGAAATGACGGATATTGCGTTGTATCAGCAAATGCCGGCATTTCTTCACGAAAAGAGGATTCACTGATCATGGGTTAGGTTTCCTTTTGTGTGGCCTTTTCTTTGGCTGGTGTAGCTTTAGCTAACTCAGCTTTCAACTTTGCAATTTCGGCATCACGGTCTTGGAGTTCTTTTGCTGACTGGATTTTAAGATCACTAAGTTCTTTATCCTTAGCCTTCATTTCTTCGTCATGCTTAAGAATTTGTTTTGCTGCTTCATCAATCTGAATTTGCATTGCTGCAATTTCCTGGTCTTTCTGCTCAAGGACTTGTTCAAGCTCATTGGTATATGCTGAATGTGCTGGAATTTCCTGTGAATGAGCTTTCACGAACCAATGATTGGCCACGTCTTCTTCAACTTCTTGAATTCCAGCTTGCAAAACGATTGTTTTCGCTTCCCCTTGCTCATCTCGACCAAGGTTAACGGTTAGCGGCTTACTTAAAAGAATTTGTACTAACTTAGACATGCTCACCCCTTATAGGCCATCAGCGTAATAAGCTGTTTCTGGATATACCCATTCAACAACACCTAAACGGCCGAAATAGGTAGTAATTTGTCGAATACCACGATATTCGATCGGTGTACGTTGCAACGGTACAAGCGGGAAGCGCACACGATCTTCAGACTGTGTATACGTCAACATACGATCCGTACCACCCGCACCACGTTTTACACACCACTTAGAAGGCTGAATATTTAGAGGTCGGCCATTCACAGAATTACTCAAGCTATTAAGCTTTAAGAACTCAAGAATAGAAATATTCCCTGCTTCGCTGACAATACGTGAAGTTAAGAGACTAAATTGCACTGGTGGCAATAAAAGCTTGTCCGGGCAAACCGCAAAACCAGAAGCCACCCATGCGTTATTTAAGACAAGGTTTACATCGTCTAAAATTTCCTGTGGGGTTGCTAGTTTCCAGTTTTTATTTACGTTGGTTGCACCTACTTTTGAAGAGTTTAAAAGACCTTCTACACCAAGCGTGTCATCACCGATATATACCTGCTCGTCAATATCCATTTGATATTTCAGGTTCATACCTTTGAATTTCTGGTCATCCACTGGACGCCCTACAGCTCGTGCAGACTCCAATTCTGGAATGGTATAACCAATTTCCATACCCCATAAGCTAAGAGGTTGGGCAGTCTTGCCGATATCCAACGCAATGCCGGCAATAGCATCGGTATTTTTACCAATCCAAGATTTCCCAGTAGGAGATGGACCACCAGCTGCAGCAAATGTAGAGTTTGTGAATGAAGATACTTCATCTGCAATTGATACATCAGAGCGCAAGTCAATATCACGACCCCATGTAATATTTGCTAATGGCTCATGTAGAGTTTGGTCGAGGCGTTCCAATTCACCTAAAAGGAATGCACCAGTACTATCGATCGTACGGGCATCAAAGGTATGCATTGTTCCAGAATCACGGGTACGTGCTCGAATTGGTCGACCCATTGCTACTGCTTGCGTCATGGTCGTAGCTAAGAGTAATTTACGCATATTTTCATTTTCTCCAGGCGTAAAAAAAGACGCATATAGCGCCGTGATTTACGTCAAAAATATTTTAGATGTTGTAAGAGATTTCTACGTTGCCCTGAGCATCAGCATCATGCATAAACATTGCATTCTTGATCTCGATGGTATTCACACCATCTGCAACCGCTTCAATCCCACCGATCGGTTTTAGTTCTGTTCCTGTAGCTACACGCACATAAACTTTCCCGGCTTTTTTCGCTGTACCGGCGTTACATTTAACTGTCATGTAACCACGGCGCATAATGTCATGCACAATTCCCGATTGAGGAACAGCTGCACCGATACCATTTAAAGCTGATTGTGTAGGATAAGAACGAACAATTAAGCCATATACATCGGTATCAGCCGCTTCAAGCGGTACAATTCCATCTGCTGTTAGCTTTCCGAAAATACCGAAGGCACCAAAACTACCTTTGAGAATGTGTGCTTCAACTGTGGAATGTGCTTTTCGTGAAATATCACCTGGAATGCCTGAAGGCATACGATATAGATATGCATTACCCATTTATTAATTTCCTTTGTTTGCCCAGTGTTCGCGGTTACGTTTGTTAATTTCTGCAGGTGTAAGTGGCGCACGACCAAAATCACGGGTAGAAATGCCTGAACGCACCCCAGCAGCGTTATTTTGTTGTTTGATGAGTTCCGATGCCCCAATAAATGCAGCATCGACTGTATAGGCTGGCATAGTGTCAAAGTTCGGAGTAGCACCTACAAACGGCTTCAAGGCTTTTTGGCCATCTTCCGTAGCATAAGCCTGCTTTAATACATTGCGTTTAGTATTTAAGACAGCTAGGCCATTATTGGCACTATCGAAAGTTGGCATTTTAAAGCCAGGCACTAAAACTTCTGCACGTGATAAAACTTCTTGAAGCGAATCACCGGTGTGATTTTGAATACCTTGTTCAGATAGTTTTTGAGCTTGTTCAGCTTCCAAAATATCGTCTTCGGTTTCTTTACCCTTACCATCTTCTTCATCATCATCTTCAGTTTCCGATTCAGAATCTTTGGTTTTTTTCTTTTCCAGATTTGAGAGTCGCTCATCAAATGTTTGGACTGTTGTTTGAACTGTTTTGAGGGTTTTTAAAAGTTCACGATTGATTGCAGCATCAGTTGTTTTGCCGTCATCATCCTCATCGTCATCTTCGGTTTCGACATCCTCCTCATCAGTGCTCTTGGCTTTTTCCAAAGCCTCATCAATTGTACGTTTAGCTTTGCGCAAGCTTTCCAGCCAGCCTTTACTCTGTTTAGGCATAAAACTATCTCCAATTTTACAACGCGACCCACAACGCCCCTTTTTAACCAGAGCAATGTGATTTCCAAAAATATTTGTTTGAATCCCTTTTCCTACGCTAATTTCCGTGTAATCAGCGTCATACCCTAGAGAGATTTCAACCTTTCCTTTCATCACAGCATCAATCATGTCTTTGTCTGTAATGAGCAGATCCGCTACTAAACAATCAGAATCTTCATCCTCTCCACGGCGTACATCATGTGCAGTTCCGTTTGAAAGTTTCTTCCAATTCTCCGGGGTTACCCAATCCTCTGGATGATCATCGGTAACAGGCTTCCCTTCAAAACTGGCGATCGTACGTGGATCAAATAAAACATCTTCACCACGTTCAATAATGATTAGGCCAGAGTTGTCGGCGGTAACTGGCACCTCACCATCGCCATAAAGCAATTTACCGATCCGAGCTAGTGGCACATCTCGGCAAAGTAAATAACCTTCAGGGGTAGTTTCCCGTGTCCGTCCAATTTGGCCAGTAGTGTAGAAATTTGATCTATCTACTGTGGCCTTTGATTTAGGTTTCTTTTTAAACATGGTTCACCTTTTTGCAGGCAATAAAAAACCACCCGAAGGTGGTCTTAAACTTTGTAGAAACTTATGAATTATATTCAGCTTCGGTCATTTCACCTAAAAATGAAATCGAAGTAATAGTCAAATCAGAAATTTCAACGTTATGAACTTGAGATTTAATAAATTCTTCCACTGAAGACTCTAATTCCTTCATCAAACTTTTATTAATGTTTTTCTTAGTCAATCGATGCGTAACACTGACATGCTGAATTACATCACCAGTAGCCATACCTTTGAAAATTGCAGAAACTAAAAAATAATTGTACTTAAGTTCATTTTGCATTTTATAACCCTTATTAAATTTAAGATATTAGATATTAACATTAAATTTAATAAATTACTGGCTCTGGATAACATCGGCAGTTAGGTAAACAGCCCGCATGACCTGTTAAATTATCCAAAGTTGGCGGCTTATTCCAATAGACAAATTTTCCATTCATTTCCTTGTGACTCTGCCTAACATCTCCGTCTTCGCTGGTACGCCAGATGTAACCCTCGGAACCAAGATTCTCAGCTCTAGCTTGAGTGAATACACATGAAGCACGACTTACTTCAGTACGTGCAATTGTATTTGCTCTGGATCTAGTCACACGGCCAGTGGCCATAATCAAGCCAGCAATCTCACTTGAACGGTTACCTTCAATTAGCGATCGAGTAGATAGGTCATGAATGCGCTGGGCAGCATCTAACGGCAATGACTTTATAAGCCTTACTTGATCATTTAAAAGCTGCTGATATACAGCTCCCATATCAGTATTACGGATTTGTTCACGTACACCTCGAGATAGATCCTTTGCATAAATGAGCCAAGTTTTCTCATCCCTTAAAGCGACATCAGTAATGATTCGACCAGCTGCATTTTGCGCCCAAAATTGAAGCGTGTTGGCATATTCGTTTAATGACGCAATCATTAGTGGGTATGACTTTGGATCATTTACATCAAAGCCTTTAACGATCGTATCAATGTATCCCGCAATTTTTCTAAGCTGCTGGCTGTACCGTATCTCGGTCTTCCTCGCCAGCTGCGGTGATATCCGACTTATTTGACTCTTCATCGTCATAACCTTCATTTGGCGGCGGTGGATCATCTTCAGCCTGGTTAATTTCCTCATCAGAAATGTGAGAGAAGATACCGGTAGATTCGCTAGATTGACGCAATTCTTTTAACGCCGTCTGACGTGAGATGATTCCAGCATCTTCAACCTTAGTAACTGCCTCGGCAACTTTGGCCGCAATCTCTGCCTTTTTCTCATCATCGATCTGCCACAATGAAGCAAAATCAAATTTAAAAGAACTAGGTAAAGGTTTACCCAGCTTTGACCGAGAAACAATTTCAAGCAGTTTATGCAACGGCGTACGCATACGACCTTCTTGTTGCTGGTTAATATTGTCGTAATAGTTCGATAAGTCAGATTCACCTGTAGCATTAAAACCGGCTGGCGACTGACCAAATAAGCGAACAAGAGGAATTCCCAAAGCACCAGCAATTTGCTGGCCAAACTGCATCAGAATATTATCAAGCCCGGCAAAGCTATATTGATGGGCTTCATAAGTATCTTCAGCATCCATCAGCGTTAGGCCTTCGTTAGATTGCCATAGACGGATTTGATTGATCTGCTCAACCAAAGCGTCATACATTCGCCCACCAGCAGCAATAAGACTACGTAAGCCTTTTACCTTGTATGTGCGTAAATGAGCTTTATAGATAAGCTGACCAGCACCTAACGTGGCACTATCAAAAATAGTTAAACGATCCTCTAAGCGCTCAATAACTGATTGGCCCCATAAATTTTCCGCTATAGCCTGCCAGTAAGGTAGTTTGATCCCATCCATCCTGAAGACACGTGAATAATGAACACGCTGATTACATAAGCCTACTGAGTCAGTAATGACATCATAGTATTTAGGCATTCCATAATCTGGACCATACTCGGTGACTAGATCTTGCAGGTCAGGTAAAACCATCCAGCGGTCTAAAACTAGCAACCCTTTGAACTGATCTTTACCAATAGTATTTACATTAAGTGGGGTAGATACATTTTGACCGTCAATTAACATTACAGCGATAGCTCCGCCGTAAAGTCGGGACCAGCGGATTGTCTCATTGATCTTATCCCACACTTGCAGGCTATCTAGTTCCTGGTTAATTGCCTCCACATCTTCTGGATCATCCATGCCACGGATGTTAATTCCTTCACGCGTCATGTCATCCGCTACAACATCGACTGCTTGCCCAACTACCCAGCTTGATCGATACATCGCTTCAAGCTTCAACCGATTTCGGCTTGTGAAGTTAAAGCCATAAGTCGATTGATCGTGTTGATTTCCAGAACCCAACCCAACTCGAGCTGCAAAGTTCTGGAACGAGTCTCTTGTAAATTTAATTAAGCCCATAACTTTCTCTTTATAGCTTGCCCCAAATATTGAGCTCAGCAATTTGCGGGTTAAAGCAAATCATCACGCTATCTGCCCGGTTCGGTGAAGCTGTGCCATCAGGTTGTTTGTTGACTAGGATTTTCCCAACACCATTTTTTGTGTACGTTGGTTGAGATAGCTCAGTAGTGAGTAGTGCCAATTCCTTGGCATCGATATCTTCACTTGATAGTGAAATGATCATGTCTGGATCATAATCACGCCCATTGATCGCTCTAAAAGTTTCCTGGAAGCGCAAACGTAATGACCACCAAGACTGAGCTTTTAAATTGGCAAAAAAGTCTTTGTTAAGACGTTTCTCTACCATTTCCCCTTCAGGATCATGAACTGAACCGGATCCGCGGAATGACTCCACATTAATCTCTGATAAGCCCAGCTCTCTGCGCTTTTCATTAATCACACGGGCATCACCACGGCACCCGGCGCCAAGACCATCGGCATCATAAAACAGCGTATCGATGGATTTCTCGAAGCAAAGATCCATAGCTTTTTGAGTCGTCCCAAAAATGTCATCACCCTTACCAGACCATGTGGCCAAGTAAGTCATGACAACGCCGTGACGCGCTGCAAAAGAGTTTTTATCCTTACCTTCATCTGCAACGTCTAAGCCGCCAATACGATCTCCAGTAGGCTCAATCTGAAGCTTCTTATGTGCATCGATAGCAGCTTGAACCCAAGTACTAGGAATTAAGACGCCTTCTACAGAAGCGGCATAGTTAATATCAACCTCTTGAGCAAGAACCACATCATCAAGTGTGGCCAGCTGCTTTTCATACCACGGGTAAATAACTTTGCCGTTATAGGTAACAGTCCAGTTCTTATCAGGATTATCACGCCAAGGCATGGTAAAGACGGCGTAACGACCACTGAATCTATCCTGGTGAAATCGATCGCCAATACCGTTCGGTGTAGATCCTTTAATGTGGACGTTGGTGTTCTGAGATATAGCTGCATCTACAGCTTCTTGCCGTTCTACGAATGCCCATTCGTCCAAAAAATACATTGTGGTACGTCCACCACGGCCGATGTTGTCACCCGCTTCACCGGTAATCGTTGCGCCGTTATCCGGGTTAATGATGCGCATGTAGTTATCATGCACTTTTTCAACAAAGCCCTTAGGTTTTAACCATTGGGGCATTTTGCTGAACATATCGCGGAACTTGTGAAATAGTGTTTTAGGGTCACCCTTCTTATCTACTAGTTCCTCTTTACGGCTACCAACTCCACCCGCAAAACCTTCTACGAATAACCAACGGTGTAAGAAAAAGCCCAGCACAACATAGCTCATGCCCTCATCACGGGATTTTTCAATTAGACCGTGTGTTTGGGTGCTTTCACGTTCCTCTAGCCATGCCACAAGCTCAACTTGTTTAGGTCGCAATACAAACGGAATGTTTGCCGGCAATCCAAATGCCATACCACGCGGGTCGTATGTCCATATCCAATTGTTAAACCAATGCACAGGATCATTGCGGCACTTGTATAGTTCCGCTTGAATACTAAGTTCGTTTTGCTCGATTGCAGCCTTGTAATAATAACGCCGTGTCATCTCGGTCATTATTTCGGGCAAGCGTACGTTAATAGTCCACTCTTTAATTAAAGGGGCTATTTCATCTAATGCGTATGTCATAGCTTTCCATTAATCACTAAGCGCGATAATTCTTGCGGTGTGAGTTTAGCTAAGTCATCAGGTGTTAAAGCTGGAGGCGATGGAGTCTGAGTATTTTCTGTTTTGAGTGGTCCGCCACCAGCTCCAGTAATTTCGAGTCGCTTCTCGTAAAACCCTTTCATGATCTTTTGCATTTGGTCCACGATCTTAATTGTCATGGTCACGTTATTTTTTTTGGCAAAAAGTAAGTCGCTCAAGATTTTTAACTGAACAATGTCATTTGCCCCACTTATGTTGTGAATCGGCTGTTTGAGATATTCCTCTCTTGTAGACTCGAATACTTCCTTGTACTCCTTTCTTAAGTCGCGCCCTGCCACCTTAGTCGGGTCATAAGCTTCAACTTGCTGAGGTGAAACAGTGATGTTGAAAGTTTCCTTGATAGCCTTAACAACTTCAGTAGGTGTCATGAACTGCGCAAGAGACCGAACTATAAAGAGTTGCTCGGCTTTTTTAAGCTTCGCCATAATTCAAAATCCATCAAGGCTCATCAAGGAAACAAGGCAAAAAAAATGAGCCAGATGGCTCAGTTAATTAGGCAAGTTCCACAGCACTTGGAAATATTTACATCAGATACAAACGGCGCTTGCTTCGCCACTTCAATAAGTCGCTTAACATTTTTGCTTGGTCCATAACGTTTAACTACGCCAATAAACTCTTCAACGTCATGACCAGCTAAATAATGTTTAGGTAGCCCCGTATTATCGCTATAAAGGATCTCACCGTCCGAGTCTCGTTCTACACCAATGTGATAAAGCTCATGTTCAAGCAAAGCACAGAACTCGCTATCGTTTGCCTTTTCACAAAAGCTTGCATCGATTGTGATTAAGTAAACTGGAACGAATCCGAACCAGTCGCGCATTTGCTGCTCTTGTCGGGCTTTCTTCCAGCCACCAACATTGAACATGACTTTTTCACATTGGCCAAGCACCATACGCTTAGCTCTGGTATAAGCAGAAGAAGCCCATGCGAAAGCCAAGAAACCCTCATTGTCATGAAGCATCTCAGCGATATGGTCGTGATCTGGATTATGTAAAGGTCCACCCAGCGTAAGAAAATTAGCAACTACCCATAGTTTTAAATCAGGTGCAGGTATTAAACGGAGTGCTTCCTCTTCTTCGGCCTGATCCATAAAATCAGTTGGAGGAAATGGTCTGATCTGATCCATTAAATATTTGCCTCTTTAAATTTTTAAGCCATTGGCTTGCGAAATGAGCTTGGATCTGTAATGGACCAGATTCATTAATCTTAAATCTTGGTGCTGCCTCTAACCGAACAACGGTATATCCCATTGATTCAGCAACATCGTAACGGTCCATACTCCACGCCTTTGTTGCCAGCTTGCCCTTTCGTCCACCTGACCAGGGACCGCCAGCAATTTCAACTAAAATACGATGTTCAATTAAATGAAAATCAAAACGCCAATGCTTTGTTGATTTAAACTGGAATTTCTTTTCGTATTTAATTTCCAGATTGTCTAAAGCTTCAGTAAATTCTTCCTCTGCCTCTAAGTACTTTTGAGTAGCTTTAGGTAGCGGTCTGGATTTAGGCTTGGTTTTAGGTTCTTTTTTCCGAGTAAGCCAAAAGTATTCTGTAGAATCCATTATTCTCACCCATAAAAAAACCGCCCTAAGGCGGTGGCTAAACTCACAGGCAATATAGTATTACTTCTTAAAAGTTGCCTTATAAAGCTTTGAATTAAAGTAATCCGTAATTTCTTTACCTTCGGTTTGAATTTTTTCCTCATTTGAAGGTAAAAAATCTAATTCAGATTTCAAGCCCATATACTCTGGAATAAATTTCTTTATAGGCGGAGGTGGTTTAGGTCCACCTTCTGTAATTTTTTCGATAAATCCAGCTAACCATAAAATATACTCACCTTCTGAATTATGAGGAGGAATCAAACTCACATCTATTTTTACTTTACATTCATCTAATTGTTTACTAAACAATTCAACAAAATCAATAAAATTATATTTTAATTTAAATTCTGTTCCCTCAATTTCTCTGCGTATACATGTCATAAGTAAGTTCATATTTTCAATACAGTCATGTGAAAACAATTCCTCATCTTTAATTTTGTTATAAATATTTTCCGCAAACATGAGATACTGTGGCAT